TACGAACTGCCAGGTCTCCTCAGTCATCTCAAATGCGGTGGTGGCGCGTATTTGGTGCTCCAATTTTTCTGGCATGATGGTGGCAGTGTGGCCATTCTGGTCCAGCAACCTCAAATGGGCCTTGAAGAGAGCACCCAGGAGTGGGATGTGGGCAACAGTGTTCATGAGGCCAATCAACGTGCCACGATACTCGGCCAATGCTCTGTCGCGCTTCTTGAGCTCGCTGCCCTCTGCCTTCACGATGCCGGTTTTGTACAACACTCGGCCAATTTTGGGACCCCACACCAATGTGCGCACGCCATCGAGCGCGACAGGATAAAACAAACCCGAACAAAATTCAGCAGGTTCTATGGTGGCATGGATCTTAGTTTTCGGGCGTAGACCCAGCCTTGCCATATGTGTCGCGAATCCTCGCTCAATGGTGGCGATTTGTTGGACGGTGGGGTTGTTGCGAAATGCCAATATCAACAAGTTGTCGTCACCCAGTACCAACATGGTGGATTTGTCTGGGTCGTAATCCACCCCTTCCAGCGCACGCAACGCAGCAATGTGAGCAGCTGCATTGATGAGCGAATTGCCCAGTGAGGTGTTACCATCACCACTCTTTCGACGGCCAACACCATAGAACTTTGCTCCTTTGGCTGAGACTCCATCACAACGCAACTGCATAACCAATGCCTCCCACACTTCCGGGGGTGGGCCGAATGAGGCGTAAATTGAGAGCTCAGCGGCGATGACTTCGGGGGTGAGAGACCCGTCGAACCGACTGAAGTCGTTTTCGATCACGTAGCAAATGCCTGCTCTAGTTGTGGCTAGCGTGACTAAGTTCCCAAGATCCTCGGCACTAGTCCCAGAAGAGTAGACTATGTGCAAACCCCGAGTTGGAACCCGCATCGGGTGCCATAATTCACTGAGCTTTTTCGTCATGGCATGCGTCCAAGGGCCTGTCCGCACCTGATAGAGTGGTTCCCTTGATGAGATGTTACGTGGGACCAACTCAGCGTACCCAATTTTGTCATCCCATTTTGGACTAGCCTCAAACTTGATGAAAGACTTCACTCTCGCATCACGAGATGTCAAGGGAATGTGTAGCTTATTGGCGGCTTTAAACACCGTCTGTCTGGAGAGTGGGAATCGTGTGACCCAATCATCAAAATCGGCAGGTTGCACTGGCACATAAAGTGGGACAGGGCCGTCCTTAAAGCTCGCAATCTCGTGGGCTGTTTTGGGCCATTCTATTTGGAGCTGGCCCACAACTGGCTCATCAGGAAACAGGAACTCACGAACAGAGTCTAACTCTTGGTAGGCATCAAAGGTGTGGTCGTTAGTAAAGGGCCCCAACTGCCTGCCAGCCAGGGCGGACAAGTCAGAATGGATGCAAGAGGTAGGGTAAACCGGTGGGCGATGAGGCATGTAAAAGCCAATTACTTCACCGGCAACACCCGTGTTGAGGCATGCAGTGGTGGCGTGGTCGGGTGGGGGGTCAATCCTTGAGCGGTCATCAAGT